TTCTTGGTACCCCCATCAGGGGGTACGTGCACGCGAACGTAGTGAGCTGCACCACTCAAAGCCACTTACTTCCACTCTTGGTGCCTTGATTATCTAACTCCCTGTTGTCCAACCATGTTCCTGCAGCGTGCACTTTTTTCTGAGATTTTTCGGTTTGGAAAATTATTTTTAATCCTCCAAAATGTTTGTGAATTTTCACGTTACAGCTATCGTAATTGTGGCGCTATTTGCTAACTCTCATGCTTCTGAGCAGTTTGCCTCCTTTGTCTAAGACTTGTAAGACTAGCCCTCGTATGCTTTTTTAACATTGTCCAAACTGCCTGTCTCTTTCTGAACCTCTGCACAGTAGTGAATGAAATCGACAACTCGGTGGATCATCTTGCCCTGTGTCTTGCGCTCAAGCAATTTCATGATGTGGGCCTGGGTCTTGTTGATCTGAAATAGGTCAAACAAAACAGCTTTGCGATCCTCATCCGGTTCGTTGATGATCACATCATTGAACTGATTGTTGGCGATCAACAGTGTTTTGACTATATTGTCACAGAGACGCTTACCCACTATCTCTCCTCGAACATCCACAATCCATTCTCCATTCTCTTCGAGGTATTCTATCTTCTTGCGACTGAAATCCTTTATGCGGATTGGAAATTGGCTTTTCAGCTTGCCATCAAAATATACTTTCTTGATCATGAGAAAATCGCTCTCAATGAAATCAGTGGCAGTGCCAACATTTTTGATATATTCCATGGCTTTTTTCTCATCACCCCCATACACCTCTATTACCTTCTTGACATAGTCCCCCTTGGCCAGACAGACTATGTCGATCTTTTTCTCTTCATCCTTCTTGTCTCCATCTTTCTTGTCTCCATCTTTCTTGTCCTCAGAACATGGGATGAGTTTGTCCGATCCTGACTCTTTGTTCCGGAGCTCTCCCACTTTCTCCTCCAATCGCCTGTCAAAAACACCCGTCAGGCGATTTACCAATTGACTGAATGGATCCTCTACAGAGCCGTCGCTGATGGTCGCCAGCACCGGAAACCTCTCAACCACGTTCTTCCTGAGATCAGAGTGAACAAGAGCACCTCCCTTGCCCTTTTGAGTCTGTAGCGCTGACTCCTTCAACACCTTGCAATTGTTTTTACGATGACGGCGAAGAGCATACTTGTCGCTGAATGTGCGTTCACATGCATCACACTCATGTTGCATGGGCACAGTTCCTTGTGACTTGCAGTATTGTTTGCGATGACGGTTCAACACATATTTGTTGCTGCATGTGTGGCCACACGCATCGCATTCAAATGATTCTTGTGTATCATTGGTACTGGTGCCATCAACACTCTGTGCTGGTGTGACAGTAGTGGGCTCATCTACGCTTTGTGCTATTGACTCTTGTGTGTCACCAGCATCAACACTCTGTAAATCTGAATCGTCGCTCATGAGAGATAACTATATGATTGATTTGTCGGGAATCCTCTATATATTGTTTGCAGCACGATTTGCAACATTTGCAACACTTTTTGCAACATTTGCAACACTTTTTGCAACATTTGCAACACTTTTGCAACATTTGCAGCACGATTTGCAACATTTGCAACACTTTTGCAACATTTGCAACACTTTTGCAACATTTGCAGCACGATTTGCAACATTTGCAGCACGATTTGCAACATTTGCAACACTTTTTGCAACATTTTTGGTACACTTACATAATAGTGTAAGTCATCCCATCCTCAGGAACTGGGCCTAAGCATATGCGTTCGTAATAGTTAAGACCTACATAACCGGAACTGCAATACCATGAAATGAAATGTGAGGTTGATGACCGAGGGCACAGGATTGGGTGTAATTGTAAGTGCCTATAGGACGATCATCAGGATGAGTACCAGGGACCAATATTCTACAATTAATGTAACTGTTGAAAAACAACAGGGACATAATAGTTAACACTCAACTACTACTACTCATAATACCATGAGACCCACTGCACACGCCTCAGACGCAAGGCATGTTATAGTTTACACATATCCCCAAACTCCATAAGTAAAAACAGAATCTATGAGTGTTTCGGTCTGATTTTACAAAATGTTCAGAAATGAGCAAGAATTTACTACCAAAGACCTCCAGAGGTGTGATTCATTTATACCAAGTGCGATTTCCAGTTACGTAATAGTCTAATTTAGAGTATCATGTAATTGGGATGCGAAATTCCAAAATTTCAGAAAGTTTGAAATTTCTGAGTCGACCAACAACAATTTGTTGAAAAATGGATTTGATTTCGAGAAAGATTTTGAAAAACGATACTATCGTCCCAAGGGGTGCCACCTACCCTTTTAATATAGTGGGTCCCCAGATTTGGTCCTATTGATGGACCAATTACTTACTAATCAAAAAGATTTACAGGGACTTGATTGTATATATGAAATGTGCTAAGCACATTGTTCTTTGGTATCACATAGCCGCTTATACAATACATGATGAAAATTGATTCACCGAACAATAGTGACAATTAGCTTAATAGTTTGGTATTAAGCTAATACTCTATTTCTAATGACGAGGCATGATGATTCTGATGAATCATCAAATCAGAATATGGGTTCGAACATGAACGGCATGGGTATGGGCATGGGCATGGGTTGAATCTGATGGATGGTACTATCAGCATTGAAGACGTGGTCATCATCATGACCACCAATCACCCAGAGAAACTGGACAAAGCGTTGTACCGCGCTGGGCGAATGGATGCACAGCTCGAATTCAAGAATTGTGACCAAGAAATGATCGAAATCATCTTTCGAACAATGTTCAAGAGGGAACCTGATGCAAAGGTCATGGAAAGAGTCGAGAGCGACAAACACACTCCAGCAGAGGTCATCTTCCATTTCTTGCCCAAGATGTATCAGGTTGATCTGACTGATGAAGAGATCTGTGAACCCTTCCTGGTCGGCGCAAAGAAGCGATCATTCAACTCGTTTCTCTTGGAGGAGTAAGTCTGGAGACTGATGATATGACAGACATGTGTATGAATGCTCACTTTGTGCGTGTGTGTGTGTTGCATTACAAGTGGTGCAGGCGATCCAGCATTTTCCCATATTCTTTGCGGTTTCGGTAGCTCATCAGAATGTGTGCTCGTTTGTCCTTGCGATTTGGATCAATGCGCAGAGGCCGCCCTGCAGCCTGAATCACACGTGTTGGCGAAACATGACCACTTTCCAGGTAAACAGCGTCCACACTTGGGAAATCAACTCCCTCTCCAAGGATACTGCAGTTGAAAAAGACTCCACTTTCCCAGGTGGACCATGTTCGCGTAATGGGATCACGGTCTTTCATCTTGGTTTTGTGGTCAATATACAGCGTTGGAATCTCTGGGTATTGCTCCCTCATCTCATCATACAGCTCCTTGCTTCTAGCATTGCACGCAGAGAAGACTATCAGTTTGCGGAATGTTCCAGCGTCGAGCAGGTGATGAGCTATCAAGTCAATCTCGGATACAATCTGTACCTTTGGCGTGTCTGCCAAATTATCGCACAATGGTCGCGGCAGGTCTTTCACAGCTTGGGCGGAATCCTCCTCCTCCTTGCTCTCTATGATAGGGACTGCGTGCACCTGGTATGGAGTCAGGGCTCCATCATTGATAGCTGTCTTGTAGTCGTAGCGATAGATTACTTGTTGATGGCTCGCCGGTGTGGCACTCAGGAGCAGGCTCTTCTTGGTCGAGATTGCATGCTTGGTCTTGTCCATATGATGGCCTTCATCATATACGATCAAATCCCAGAACCCACCATTGTTACCATTGCTGTCATTGCTGTCATTGTTGTTATCATCAATGGTTGCTTCGGTAAGTGCTCGAATCTTTTTCAGGCTGCTGTAAGTGGTGAACAAAACGACAGCCTCGTAGTCATGACTGTCAGCAGGGGCAACAATGTATCTCTCCCAGAAAGCAACCAACTCTTTCTGATTGCGAATGTGTTCGTGATAGCACATGTCATGTGTCCGAGGCTTGCTAAAATCACTGCAGATGACCCCAACCACCGTCTTGACCTTGTGCTGGATGAAGCTGTCTCGGTAGGTTCGATAAAATTGTCCCAGGACCTGCAATCGTGGCGTGACCACGACCGAGCGCAGGCACTGTTGTCGTTGCTGCATGAATGAGTGAGTAATCCAAAAACTAGTCAGCGTCTTGCCGGTGCCACATGCCATTTGAAGAACACCTTCAGTCTCCTCTTCAAAATACTTCTTGGTAGCATCGATGATCGGGATCTGGTATGGGCGTGGTTTCTTCTCCGCAAAACTCTCCTCTTTTTCTCGCTCCTCTTGAAGCATTTGCGCCAGAATCTCAGCCTCTCCCGGAAATGGATGATGGTTCTCCAGATGTACACCCCTTTCCAGAAAGAACACCATATCTCGCCCAAGAAGGTTGCGACCCTCTCGTGTATGTTTGTCAATGGCGTCATTCAAAACAGGGCGGCGATTCGTGAGATTGTGGTCCCACTCTTGATCGCATGGTACATTAGGCATTTTAAGCGTTCGGGAAGATGGGATGTCGTGTTGATATACAATCAGACAAACAGCATGAGACAGATGAAGCAGATCATCACGGATACTGTATAGCTCTTTCAACGCGATTATCTCAGCTGTCAGGTTGGGTGGACACATCTGTTCCAGCAGCTGCCAGACCAACCAGATTGGACGACGTCGCGCAGGGTCCAAACATGTTCCCCATGGCAGTTTCTCTTTGATGGCAAGGATCTGGCACACCATTCTCATGGCTTCTGAACAACGCTCCTCAGACTGACTGTTCGAGCCATTGATATCAGCATCTTGGCAGACCTGAACAAAATCATCCAACAAATCATTCAGTGGTTGCCAGTCATATACATCGTCACCATCTTCATCGCATGCACTGGATGCGCTGTCAGTAGCATTGTCACTTGTCGCTGAGTGGATTTGCCAATCTGCAATACGACTTTTACGAGACATGGCAAGCTTGTACACGATCTCCAGAATTGCTCTTTTCTGGTCAGATGAAATAGTTTCATTGTCTCTCAGCGCTCCGGTACTTGGTCTATCCTCTTTGATCTTTTGGTAAAGAGGATACACTTGTTCAGTAATTGTTGGTTCCGCTGGACCGATGTCTTCACTCAGGATGACCATCAGTCGGTTGAGCAGATTGCTCAGAAAAATGCCACGCATTTCAGCAAGGTGAACTGCAACATATTGTGCATCTTGTAACATTCCTCGTCTGATGGCTTTTTGCAACCAACTGATCATGATGTCATATCCCAGTTTCGTGGTCAGACAAAATTCTTGAAATATAACAGCACTGCACCGCTTGTACTCCTTGTCCGGAGGGATATTTCCATAGTACTTCCCACCCTCCTCGACCAAGAAGTTGCGATCGGTCAGAGGATGGAGAGAGTTCATTGATGTTGTGTGTTTTCGTAAATGATATACGACCATAATGGTTGTTGCTCATCAATTTTTGATACACAATATATGGTGCATCAGACATCAGACCCAACCAGGAGAAATGTCAACTTTGTTTGGAAGTCCAGGGCACACAACATATATTATGTGGGAAAAATGATTGGTCCCTCACTGCCATCAAGCCCAGAGTGATAGGTTATACATAACAACACTACAAATGAACCCAATTGATTATATCTGCAACAACATCTCAGCATTTAACCTGTTGGGATCCCAGGAACGAAAAGCGTTCCTCGATACACTCAAGCTCTCGGACAAGGCCCGAAAAAGCCTTACTTTCTATGAGAAAGGTGGTCACCTCAGTCCGTACATGGTTGGACTTCTGCCTGGACTCCTGGACTCATCTCTCGTTTCATCCATCTCAGTTGACGAGTTCAAGGCTCTCATTCTCAGTAAATTTCCAGACCTTGCAAAGCTGTTGAACCTGCCTCACCAAATGGAGACACGCCGCCTGGCGAAGCTCAAGGAGCACCTACTTCACACTCCGATTGGCGGTGCTCTCGATGAGCGCGGTCGTAAGGCTTTTGCTGAACTCGTCCCGACTTTTCGTGATCTTGTTCTCTTGGTCTCCTACATTCCCAATGATGGTTGGGACCGATTCCTCAATCGTTTCAAGAAATGGGATGATTCCAAACCTGAACTTGGTTACGAGATTTTGACCGAGATCATCATGGACATTCTCTACGGCGCAGATGGAGCACTTGTCTGGCTCATCGATGCCTTGGTGGACTACGAGCGTTGGCACCAGAGCTGTGATCCATGGGACAGGCAGAATCCATGCATCTCTTGTCCATTCAAGCATGAAGATGATGTTGACAAGGTGAAGGTGCTCCTGTCAAGCATCATTAACACTGTGTTCGAAGATGTTCCTGAGGAGTTGTGCACTGATGTGGAAGAGTGTACTGAAATGGTCTGGGCCAACTTTTGCGAAAAACAGCTGAAGCCACGTGGCTACTGTCCTTTCGGTGTGAATACCGATCACATCATTCGGCGTTCCACCAATGTCGCATCTCTGCGCAAGAACGTCGCTGAAGCCAAGGCTATCAGCAATGCTCGCATGTTCGATGACTGCTGGTGATAGAAAGGGTTGCAAGTTCCCCTCCCACAAAAAACTTGCTTTGTGATGTAGAGTCAGGGAAATTGAATCACCATAGTATTTTTTCCAGAACCAATCAGAAATACATACATATAAACATTGGGGCAATGTCAACTCCAACAACAGATGAGATAGGTGCTCGGATTATCCAGGAACTGAACCGTATTACCGGACGCGCCCTACCACCCAAGATCATTCGCAAGGAGAAAAAGTTCCCTCAGTTCAGGTGTAACATAGGAGCCCTGCGAATGGGAAAGGGGTCTAATCCAAATGTTATCCTACAAGCGTGGGACCTTGATGAAATCACACCCACTTACAATGAAGAGCGCAAAAGCTTTCTGTTCGAATATGATGAAACACAAATCCTCCTTGATGCGCTCAAAGGCACCGTCTCGGCGCCTGCATGGGGTCACAAAGAACCAGCGAGCAATGGCCAGTCTATCCTGATTGAGAGCAGCAGTCCCAATATTGCCAAGCCATTTCACATGGGCCATCTACGCTCCACGATTCTGGGCAATTTTCTTACAAACTTGTACAGATCACAAGGTTATAATGTTGTTTCGATGAACTACCTAGGAGATTGGGGCAAGCAGTATGGTTTGTTGGCCGTTGCCTGGGAGCGCTGGGGAGATGAGGAAAAGCTGCTCAGTGACCCCATTCGTCACCTTTATGAACTGTATGTACGCGTCAATAAGGAGGTGACCATCGAACAGGATTGGGACCCACATGCCCCATCCGAAACCGATAATGTGGCCAAGCAGTATTTTGCAAGTATGGAATCAGGCGATGCCGAAAAACTAGCCCTCTGGAAGAGGTTTAGAGACCTCAGCCTCGAGTCATTGTCCAAAACATATGCACGCCTCGGTATCCGATATGATGTCTACTCTGGTGAATCACGTGCTGCTAAAGATCCAGAATCTCAGGAGGTTGTGCAGGCACTGATGCGTTCAGGTGTTGTTTCTGGAGCTCGTGGAGGAGCCCTTGCTGTTCAGTTTGACAATGTAGCTGATCCACATGATCGTAAACTCCAACCAGCTCCGCTGCGCAAGACAGATGGGGCGACTCTCTACTTGACCCGAGACCTCGGAGAGATTTTTTGGCGATCACAATCATATCCAAGTGACAGGTATTTGTATGTTGTTGGGGAAGGACAGTCTTTACACTTCCGCCAACTTAAAGCAACTGTGCACATCCTCGACCCATCCCTGGCAGATCGCTGTGAACATATCGGATTCGGATTAGTTAAAGGGATGGCTAGTCGCAAGGGATCGGCTGTTTTCCTGAGTGATGTCCTGGACGAAGCCAAGGCCAGGATGTTGAAAAAGATGCAGGAGAATCCAGATAAGTATCAGAATGTCGAAAACCCAGAAGAGACCGCCGATGTCTTGGGTCAGTCCGCAGTGATTATCCAAGATCTACTTGGTGGACGTCTGCGTAACTATGATTTTGACTGGGATAAGAGCTGTGCCTCTCGGGGCCTGACTGGACCATATTTGCAATATGCTCATGCGCGGATCTGCAACATTTTCAAAAAAGTTGCAGATCTGTGTGATCTGGACGGTGAGTGTCCACCCGGATCAAATGATATGTTGGAAAATACTGACATGTGGAAAGGGAACGAGTGGAGACCGCTTGTGCGTGTGATTGCTGAATATCCAAAGGCAATCGATGCCTGTCTGCGTTCTCGTGAGGCGAATCCACTCGTGGACATGTTGATGCACCTAGCCAAGGAGATCGCTGAGGCATACAGAGACCTTTCTGTCAAATCCTTTCTAGATTCAGATGATGCAGATAGCCGTGAGGTGGGGCTCCGCAACGCTCTTCTATTCTGGTGCGCTCGCAAAGTCCTTTCATCCGGCATGAAGCTTCTCGGATTGCGTCCTATTTCTGCCATGTAGATCAGTGCTGTAGCTGTGGCTGTGGCTGTCGCTGGAGCTGTAGCAGGAAATGAATGGCTCTGGTATACATGCTGCTTTGTGTCCGTTCATATGCCTCGCAGATTACCACTGCATGATGTAAGTTAAGTGTTCGAACGTTGAGTGTTCGAACAATGTACAAATATACATCAGTGTATTCCAAAGATCTGACCACTGCCAACTTATCATCTATCCATAAAAATCAAAAAGTGGACATCAGTCGCAAGAAAGGAGGTTTATGTCAGATCACCTTGAAACAGACAACTTCTACTCCAGGCATCAAAACAGAATGGATACCTGTCAAGCCATCCACCGCTTATAGATTTCAAGCAACCGCATATGCATCGCATCATCCAGTGTTTTTCCTGTGGGGCATCAATGAGAGTAAAGTCAGACTGTTCAGCAAACATTTCATCAACACGAGAGATATGCATCAGGCCACTGGGATCAAGACCTACCATGTGGATTTTACCACGGGACCATCAGACTCCAAGATACAATTGGGCATTCTGGCCAATGGAAAGAATGAATTTCGTGGAACTAAGGTTCTTCACTTAAAGAACTTGGAACTTACCTTACCAATCGGCCCACCTCGACCATACCGTCCAGAAATCATTCCCTCCGAATCTATCTTCGATAAAAAATACGTAATTTGTAAAGGATGTGGTGGATTTGGCGACATCATCAATGTTGTGATCAGGGGCATGTATTACGCCGAAGTGACCGGTCGTCAGGTCTACATTGATTGGAGGAACACTCTTTATGATAACAACAAGACACAATTGAGCAGATATTATGAGGAGACGGAACCTATCAATGTGGCCAAGTATTACCTGGTATATCCACCAGTCCTGCCAGATGGTGGTGGGGATGAAGAAGATGAGGGTTTCACGGCCGAAAGCTACTATCCTCCCATCTGGAATGATCATAATCTGTTGCGAAATACAGCACACATGCTCTCGGAGTGGGTGCACCTGAATCATCCTGAACAATTCCCCAACCTGAGCTTCGAGTCAGATGACTACAAAAAGTTCAAGATGATAGTTCATGATCGCATTTTCGACTATCAATCAGATATTGTGGAAAAGGATGCACAAGCAGTGATCTTCAGCAGGTCACACATCCGCAATCTACCTATCCAGGTTGAGAAAAAGTATTACAAGCAGCTGCAATTCCATCCGAAGATACTCAATATGGTGTCAGATTTTGCACAGAACAATTTCACACCAGACACAATCGCAGTCCATTATCGACATGGCAATGGTGAAGCCGCGGTGAGCCATATGCATGATTTGTATGACAAGTATTTTGAGGTGATCGACTTTATCCAGTCAGATAGCATCTTCCTGGCAACAGACAGCAAGGAGGTCCAAGACGCATTTATGGACAAATATGGTGATCGACTAATCATATATCCAAAATGGTTACCAGAGGAGGGGACTGGACCATTGCACAAACATCCTGGAAATACAAACAAGTACATTGGTGGATTTCATGCATTGGTTGACATGTTGCTACTGGCACGATGCACAAAAATCGTGTATAATTATTCATCATTCAACTGGTATGCTCTGCGCACAGGCACCTTCATCGAAAAACATCTTATTAAGTGATTTCCACCACTGTACGACACAGACTTGGTTACAACAGGCTTGGACTAATGTCTCTGATCATGTCAGTGCTCGTAAAACTGGGTAGAAAGCATGGTGTATACATGTCATAAATGTCTTGCTTCATGCATTGGTGCGGCGTTCTGCTAGCAAATCCAGCAAATATGTCCATGAATGAGCCAATGTCGATCAACCAATGATTGTCAGCAAATCCATGATTGTGATGCAAGTCATGCACCATGATCACCGCAGCTGGTCCCATCGCTAACAAGAAAAGAATCTGTTCTCCTGGGTTGTCCGTTGCATATTGTATGATCTCACTCTTGATTCTATCATATTGTGTGTAACAGTTCCTCTTTGGAACATAGATCTTGTGATCCGGATTGAACATTCCCAGTCCAGTCACGCTGTCAAACGGATTGACTGAATCCATATGGGAATTGCCGACAAGACATACTTTCCTACCACTGCCAGCTCCCCTCAACACATCCTCTAAAAATGTCATGTATGTATCAAATGCATATCTTGTCATCTCCGCAAACATGTCATCTTGTGCGAACATGATCGCTGGATTGGCCTGATTGATGTAGTTCACAACGCGGTCATGTATGTGTTCACAGCGGAACAGTTTGAAACTGAAGCTAATGACAAACTTATCATCAGATTGCGCTGTATCTACAACATTCCTCAGGCGATCACCCAGATCATTGAGATTTTCTTGTTCGATATTGCCACGATCCTCAAGTATAATGCGCCACTCAGCATCACCAATCCTCACATAGGAGATCGGATCAGAGGTTACTTTCATCTTCTCAACGAATTCGATGAGAGACAATGTCGTAAAATGGAGATTGTAAAAGTCAAAGTCAATATTGTCCACCCTGGGATAGATTTCTATTTTCTGACAGGCCATTTTGCTATGCTTTGCTGTACTTACTATGTGAACAGAAGATAAATGAGGCAGCCTGAATTCGATTTTACTATTACTTGCCTTTTACCCAATTTCGCGCCCCCCCCCGGAGGGCAAGGGAGCGGAGCGACCGCTGAGGCTAAGCGCGTTAGCGCCAGCCGAGGGGAGGCCGGAGGCCGACACTGATCCATGTTTGGGACCACATTCGGGTCCTCTCATTGCAACTCTCGATGGCTTTACAATTCGATTTTACTATTACTTGCCTTTTACCCAATTTCGCGCCCCCGGAGGGCAAGGGAGCGTAGCGACCGCTGAGGCTCAGCGCGTAGCGCCAGCCGAGGGGAGGCCGTAGGCCGACACTGATCCATGTTTGGGTCATCTCATTGCTACTCCTCATCATCCATTCAGCGTGACCTCTTACTTACTTCCATTCTTAGTGCCTCAACTATCTAATTCCCTCCAACCCAACCATGTTCCTGCAGCGTGCACTTTTTCTGAGATTTTCTGACTTTGAAATTTATTTTCAATCCTCCAAAATGTTTATGAATTTTCGCATTTCAGTTACTGTAATTGTGTCACTATTAGCTAGGTCTAAGGCACCAAAGTTTTCTGAGTCAGCAACTATTGATCCACCTCTTGTACAGCTACTATTGCTGCAGTGTGCACTTTTTTCTCAGAATCTTTGGATCCACAAAATAATTTTTAATCCTCCAAAATGTTTGTGAATTTTCGCATTTCAGTTGCTGTGATTGTTCAACTATTAGTCAGGTCTAAGGCACCAAAAGTCTTCTGAATCAGGAACTATTAACCTACTTCTTGAACAGGAATTGTTGCTGTAGCGTGCACTTTTTTCTGAGATTTCCGGCCCTTTGGGCCACTTACTCTGATCTCGAAGAGATCAGAGGATACTCTGAGTTTGGAAAATTATTTTTAATCCTCCAAAATGTTTGTGAATTTTCGCGTTCCAGCTGTCGTAACTGCTACACTATGAACCCAAGGCTATTGAGACCGCTGAGGCCAGTCGAGTGAGTTGTGATGAAGGCTGTTTTCCGCTCTGTCTGTTGTCTTTGGTATGTTCCAATCAATGGAAAAATGAGCATATTCTGTCTGAACCTTTGTTTGTTCATATCAATGATAGAGTGGGATGGTTATGCATTTACCTTCTGTAGTGCTTGTGCCGGATATATCAAGCATCAATTGGCATCTTCAAACAGGTGTGACACGCGCCCACAAGGATGTTACACCCGTGGCACTTTCTTACACAATCACAAAGGGATGGAGGGACTCACCAGATGCTCTGTCATTGGCAGAACATTAGTGTCTGAAAATGGTGTTTCTCAATGGCTCCTATCCAATCCATCAAGGAGAAAACTACTTTCCGAGATAGGTGATGCCAAGTGATGGATGATGGGGTTCCTCCGATGAGATCGGAGTTAGCGGCTCCTTGGGCCGGGGTTCGCAAAGAATATATGTGTATTCCTTCTTTGCAAACAAAGCAAAAATAGATCCCTGGCCGGATTCGAACCGACGACCTTCACCTTAGGAGGGTGCTGCTCTACCACTGAGCTACAGGGACTGGGTCGACCATTAAACTGTGGTGCATTGAATGGCGGAAACTCATATCCACTCTCGTGCACCTATATTTATGTACATACATACCACAACACCAAGTGTTGTCCAAAATTGTAGCGCGCGTCCGCGCTTTCCTCAGGCCACCATCCAATGGATTAGTCAGTCCAGGGTGCGACAGTGAATCATGTTGGATTAGACTATCATACCAACACACCACTGTCGCAGCAATTTGGGATGGCGACATCTCTATTGTTGGTCATCCATATGGCAGTACCATGTCAGGAACCTTGAAGGATCCTGACCACTATATCGGGACTTCTACCCCAAAAGAGGGGGAATCACTCGCTGTATAGAGGGTAAACGCTTTCCATGTGGGATGATTACACTCTCATTGATGAGCGTCTGTCCCCGCCGCCATGGGGAAACTCTCAAATCTCATGATGGTGCTCCCACATGTGCTCCCACATGTGCTCCCACATGTGCTCACATGTGGTTGAGGAGAGGGGGCTTCTGTTCAGATCACTAGTCTTCACTGGCCCGCACAGGTCCTCATTCATGATGGATGAAACATATATTCCCTGACCTCGGAGGAGAGGAGATCAGAGTCCACAGTGTGCCAAGGTTACCTTCTCCGATGAGAACCGGATTCAGTGAAGCACACATTACACATACCCTAGATGGATGATGTCATGGTCAGACCATAACATATCCAACCAATCTGGTGGGATTTCTCCCAGATCAGTTAACAGTCATCTGTTGTGTAAACAATGCTTTGTTTTATGTTACCGTTTGTTGCTGTTGCTGTTAGATGACTTGGTGCGTGCATTGATGTGCACACATATTCTATTGTGAAAATAAAATCAACGGTTGAACGCATTTCATGAAATGGTGAAAACTACGGCTCGAAAAGCCGTTAACTCCGATTTTGTCGGAGGAACACTCCACCTTGAGGAACCGGTCAGCCTCCAGAAACTCCGGCTCGAAGAGCCGTAAACTCCGATGAGATCGGAGGAACTCCACCCAAGTGTGTCGACAGGCTTGGATTAAGCCTGGAAATTCTATATATGAGACGCCCAGGAGTTTCAAGATTCAAATTTTTCTTATCCTCTCTTTTCATTCACCAGTTGACAAAGAGCGATTGTACTATTTACATATGACTGAATATGCTAAGCGAAAATTGACAGTAAATATTTTTGGGATTGTGTGTCGGTATCCCAACTTTTTATACAACACGAAATGGCTACTGTCACCGAACAAGTACAAACTACTGCCCCCACCGCTGTCGACCCAACTACGACCGATGCTGCCGATGCCACTGCTGCGACCACCGCGGTCGCCGATCAGGCCCAAACTCAGGTCACTGTGGGTGCTCCTCAGAACACGGTTAAGGCCGTTCCTCTTGCATCCAGCAACAGCTATGCTCTTGCGATGAGTCGCGTCGCCGCAGGATTTGAGGCTGGTTATCTGAATGATCAGATGACACCTGAACAGAAGGAGCAGACTATTCAGTCGATCGCCCCTTCCAAACAGCTCTTCTGCACTCTGTGTGAGCAGTATCTCCTGCCAGTCTTTCAGGAACTTGAGGCCAAGCTGAGCATGCCACAACCAGTGGGTGCGGCGGCGGTTGTCAAGCCTCACAAGCCACTCACTGATTGGCAAGTCTTTCTGAAGTATGCCAAGGAGATCATCCCAGGCTATGCCGCCAGCAACCAGAAGATGAAGCTAGCCAAGGAGGCCTACAAGGCCTATTCCGCCGAAGAGCGCACTGCTCTCAAGCAGCGCTACTACCAGGAAAACCCACAGGCTGCGACTGCGGCCGCGCAGGCACCTGCAGCTGCTGCCAAGAGCAAGCGAGGACCAACTGGTTTCAGTCTGTACTCGAAGAACTGGTATGAAGCTTTCAAGAAGGCCAACCCAGATGCCTCCGGTCTCCAATCAAAGGCCTGTGGTGCCGCTTGGAAGGCTCTTTCTAAGGATGAGCAGCAGCAGTGGAAAGCAGCTGCTGCTGCTCAGAATGCTCAACAGTAGAGCCCACGCAACACGTAAAACATCATCTTGCTCACTTTGTGTTGCGTTGTGGCAAAGTAGGAATGAATGATTGTCTTGTTTGCCTCTTCAGCATTAGGCCTGGGCCGTCTTTCCCTGTCGACCCTTCAGATTCCAGGCTCCACGCTCAGCATCAGTCAATGCTTTCCATGCAGCTCCACATGCCTCTGACTGCAGTCCCTTGCGTTCTGGGTACAGGCGCTTCTGGTCAGCATACCAGTTCTTGGAAAAAAGGGTCCAGCCATTCTGACCACCCTTCTTCTGGGGGGCTGTGGTGGCAGTGGATGCTGTAGTTGATGGCATGGCAGATGGGTTATCAGCATAGAATCGCGTACGAAGAGCTGTGCGCTGCTCTGCCGAATAGGCCTTGTAAGCATCCTTGGCCAAACTCATCTTGCTCGTGCTCTCAGTGTATCCTGGGATGATCTCCTTGGCATATTTCAAGAAAATCTGCCAATCAGACAGCTTTCGCTTGGGCTTGGGCTGTGGGGTTGCAACTGGGAGTCCTGACGACCCTGCTGCTGCAACAGGGCTCCCAAGACGTGCGACCTGTGTCGCAAGATTGTTGTAAATAGGGCGCAGATGATGCTCGATGAGTGCAGAGAGAAGCTCCATGCTTTGTTTGGCACTCTGTTCGTGCATGCTCTTCTCGTCAGGACTCAACTCCACATCATCTGCAGGCTTGTATGCCTCACCAAGTTTCTGGAACATTGCCTGCAGATTCTGGTCAAATGCAGAGACAGGCGTAAGAACATGAGTTGGAACAGACACAGTGGTGACAGTTGGGGTGGTCACTACAGACATTGTTCGGATTGTATTATTGGAATCACAACATAAATACACATGCTCCAGAGCTCATCATTTTTTTGATGAAGGTAGAAAATCCTATGCCTATGATATAGACAAAGATGGCCAAGAGTAGACTGGTTGGAACACTTGGGCGTGAGCTTGCCAAGGTTGGTCTGGATGCTGCTATTCAACAGAGGCCTGTCAGAAGAAGTGGAAAGGGAGGACGAAGTGGAAAGACAGGGAGGACCGGGAGGACCGAGAGGACTGGGAGAACTGGGCCTGGAAAGGTCCAAGCTGGAAGAACTGGGAGAGCTGGTACACAGTCCAGGAATAGTCTTGCAAAAGAGGCTGGACGTGGATTGCTTGAAGCGGGACTTGAAGCGGGACTTGAAGCTGGGCTTGCCGAATATGGAGATGGTTATGGCAATGGAGGTGATTATGGTTATGAAGGAAGTGTTGTTGAGAGTGTGGAGACCACAGGGACAACTGATTGGACCATGTGGATCCTGATGATCATATTCTGCTTGATCGTATGTTGTTCGTGCTCATTCGCAGTCTGGTTTTTCTTTTTCCGTGAAGGGTTTGATGATGTTGTGTCGCCGGACCAGGATGACCAGGATGACCAACAACCCAAACAAGTGCGACAATGGAACCAACTGTAAAAAAGCTGGATAGAGTGTATAGATGGGACAATGGGGATTCTATGATGACGAGGGTGATCTGGTCGCCGATTTCGCCATGAGTGTGGAACACAAGGTTTTGCCAAAAAGGCTTCAATCGTGCTATCAATACGATCAGGTTGTCAAGGTTCCTTGCAAGGAGCTCAAGAACCCGGATGACAAAGAAAAGCTGATCAAGAAGATACGAAAGGATTTTGTGAAACAGGTTCCCGCGGACTCGCGAATCACGACCTTCGAACATCCAAAAAAGAACAAATGCACCATCAATGCAAGGACGAATGCTACCATCAAGTGCTATGTTGACAGGAAAGAGTTTCTTCAGGCCAATGTGGACAAACTTGGTGCAGCAATCCTTGCTGAATTGGCTGATGAGGACGAGTACAATCCAGGTCTGGTTGCGGGAATCGCGTTGTATCTGGCTCGAAATTGGCAATCAACACCCATCTTCCCAGCAAATCAAAAAACTGTGAATCGTGGTTATGGTCTACCGTCCAAACTACCTCCTGGATTCCCAGAAAAGCTGCGTGAATTAGCATATCAGGCCAGTTCTGATCAACTGGCTTCTTTCACAAACAAAAATGGATGGTCAGAGCCTGAAAAACGCATTCAGGCTCTCAAAAATCAGATCAAGCTGTTCAGCAAACAAAAATGATAGGTTTCACTGTTGTGTCTCAACGGATAGACAGAATCAAACAGAACAGGACAAGATGTGGGAGCTTTTTGGTATTTGTTGGTACACTATGTCGAAACCGCGTGTGACTTTTGATTGACATGATTGACATGATTGACATGATTGACATGATTGACATGAAACTGATCATTCAACAGATGGGGTCGCGCGCGCACTTTCCCTGATATACAGGTTGAGGTCAGTGCGCACTCGGAAGCCTTCTGGGACCTCCTGGCCGAATCTATTCAGAAATCTGACCTGGATACTGTACTGTTTCGTTTGTAATCTAAATTCCTTGACAGCACTGCTCAGGGGGGCATCATACTTGTGATTGATGCATGCGACAAGATTGGGAGGCGAGCTGTTGGTCTCTTGATCTGGTAAGTGTGTATTGAACTGGTAAATGGTAATCAATCCCATATATATTATGATATATTGAGGAATACCTCTATATGGTGCAATCACCAATCAAATGCAGAGTTCCAGCCTTGAATCCAAGGCTGTCGACACACTTGGGTGGAGTTCTTAGAGGCGAACCACTTTCGGACCTTTGGGGCAGCTTCGACAGCTGTGGCATGTGCCTTGTACTGTTGCTCGCTCCTACCGTCTTTTGGTAGATCTCCTCCAGAATATCGGTTCGCCCATTTTCAATGGTTTGGTGATTTGGTATACCATCGATCTGGGTGACTCTTGCCATTGGCCCAGATTTTTACATCTGATCACTTTCACCAGAAAAAATGATTCATCCCTTGACCACTTGGATGTGCAGTGCTGAACAATATGAAAATTACCGGCTTCGAAATCGAAAACACTGCTGCAACCGCCATGGGAGCGAGCCAAGTGAACCGAACATGTGAAGGTAAGACCAAGGAGGGAGTTCGTTGCCAGAGAATCCCAAAGGAGGGAGAAACACGTTGTCACTTTCACAAGGGAACGTGTCAGGGTCAGACTCGGCGAGGATCGGCCTGCAAGAACGCAGCGATTGAAGGATCTGATCACTGTATTTACCATGCTGCGACATGTCCCGGAATCACCAAGGATGGCAATCCTTGCCAGCTTGCCAAAGAGTTTTGCCGATACCATCGACAGGACTCTCACTCTCGACCTGCAGAGGACCCTCTGTCCCTTGTGTCTTCATGGGATGACACAGTTCCACGATGTAAGGGCATCACCCAGCGTGGAACCCAGTGCCGGCGCCGACCCACAGGCGCAGGTGAATTTTGTCACTTTCACATGATGTGAGGCGCGTGTGGATTGTGTGTGAGGCGCGTGTGGATTGTGTGTGAGGGAGCAGCCTGTGTGGTCTGCTTTGAGCTTTGACCAGAGGAGGTGAGCATAATATGGGTGGATGTCCCTATATTGTCTACCACCCCGACTGTATATTATGTGCGAAAATTGATACATTCCTGCGCACATGTAAGGGGCGGGACCAGATAAATATGAACCCAATCCACTACACTCATTTGCCGCTCCCACCCATTATGCAGGTGGGACATCTTGTGAAGCCGAAGGCTTCGCTGAATCCGCCAGAGCTTCCTGTGCCTGTGGTGACAAAAGCTGAGAGTTTTACCATCAAGACTACTCTCAAACATCTACAGGTCGAGGCTCGATCCTGGCTCATTCAGCGTGAGACCAACCCGTATCAAGGACACCTTCACGGTGGATTTTTCGCAGATCATGCTGGTATGGGTAAGACTCTCAGTCTCATCTCAGCGATTCAGGCACAGCCTGGACCACGTGCGCCGCAACGCCAGTCCGTGACCCTGATCGTGGTCCCCAGCTCTGTCATCCAAGTCTGGGTGAACCAATTTCTGGAACACACTGACCTGCCACGCTCTCGCATTGTCGTTTACCATGGCCCGGACCGTTCGAACTGTGGTATCTCGGAGGATACTCTCGTGGTTGTCACCAGCTATGGAATCCTCCGAAATGAGTGCTTGCACTCAGACACTGCGAACAATGACCTCAACGCAGAGATGTTCGCAGAACGGCGGTTCCGCAGCGATTCTATTTTCAACTGGTCCTGGTACCGGGTGATTCTCGACGAAGCTCACCTGGCCAAGAACCGCAAGAGCCGCATCAGTCTGGCCATCACTCATCTCAACACCAAGATTAAGTGGGTTGTTACCGCAACCCCCCTAATCAACTCATTGGATGATGATTTCAGCTATTTCCGCTTCCTAGGTCTTGTTAAGGACTGGGGGCACTGGCGCTCCTTCGTTCCGAACACTCAGGACTTCATCAGTGATCGAAAGAAGGAGCAATTGGGCTCCGCCCGCGATATTTTCCGCTCTGTTAAGGGAGAGATCCTGCTGCAACGGCCGAAATCGGCTCTGCGACTCCCGCCCAAACGTGAGATCCGTGAGAGCATCGAATTCACACCAGCAGAGAAACGCTTCTACAACTCTCTGGTGACCTATTCTCTGAATCGTATCCAGACCATTGAGGACACCATTCAGGATGAGGGATTCCGCCAATATGCCAGGGCGATGGGCACATGTGTACTGGCCCTCATCCATCGTTTGAAGATGGCCACCAATGACTGCCATTTCGTTCTTGAGACCATGTCGCGACTCAAGAAGAAGGATGTCAAGACGATTGAAGAGGCAGCGGAGATCATCGACTACTACAATGTCAGCAAGAACTGTACGGATGAATGCCCTGTTTGCCGTGACGAGGATGCTGACGAGATCGCACCATGTGGCCACAAGCTCTGCTCCAGTTGCTGGAAAATGTGCCTGGAACGGAGCCCCAACTGTCCGAGTTGTCGCCGTGTTGTTCCTTTCACTACCCCTGTCAAGAACGCACCAACTCGCACTCTCGGTGGGCGCGAGCTCGAGAAAGCCCAGTTTCAAGAGATGGACCAAAACTATGGTCTCGGTGATAGCAAGATGAGCACCAAGATTCGCCGTATGATGGAGCTCATTGACAAGAATATTGGAAAGACCAAGCTTGTCATCAGCAGCCACAGCCTCCAAATGCTTGATTGTGCCCAGAAATACATTGAACAGAAGTACCCCCAGAGCACTCTCCGTATTGATGGAAGTGTTTCGCTGGCTGAACGCCACGCTCACATCAAGACTTTTCAGGAGGGCGAGGACAAACGGGTGATGCTCATGAGCCTCACATGCAGTCCAGAGGGAATCACCCTGATTCGGGCCACGATTCTCATCCACCTTGATCAGTGGTGGAACAAGACAGGAAAGGTGGCCCAGATTAATGATCGTATCCACCGCATCGGTCAGGATCGCCCCACCAAAATCTACTATCTCAGCATCGCTGGGACGATCGAGTCCCGCATCCACAAACTACAGGACCGCAAGGAGTCCATCATCAACTACAAATTCGACGGGGCCGAGATCAAGCCCCAGCTTCTCGCCCAAGAACAGGACCAACAGGACCAACAGGACCAACACTAGGTCTGCAAAACAGCACAAAGTACAACATTCCTAAAACTACATACCCTCTTTGGACCGAAAATTTGTTGCATATAGATATATGGCGTGCAAAGGAAAAACATGCAAGGCATCAACTCTTCGAGGATCAAGGTGCAAGCGCAGACCAGGTGACTGTGGATATTGTGGACAACATGGAGGAGGGCGTGAGCTGCTGGATATGAATTTGGACACGATGCTCAGTATCATGGAGCAACTCAGCTCATCTGATATCAAGAGCATGTGCAAAACAAATGCAAACTTTCGTGATTTTTGCAAGACACCGGAGGTGAAACGGATCTTGCAGCGAAAGCAAGCAGAAGAAATACCTGCATCCCTCGAAGAGGTCATTGCCAAACATCGGGGACCCAGCGTAAAATATCTCTTTCACAATGAGGATTTGGGCACTCTTGATGGTGTTCTCGACAAGCTGTCTAAGAAGGTACCAGTGACTCTGACTCTGGTAGATCATCGAACCGGCGAGGTCAGTAGGGAGGTGATCACCACGCTCAACAAGTTCTACGAACTCACTGATGCATTTTTCTCGCAACACCCAGAATACAAGGGCACACCAAGTGTCTTCGCAGCCTCTGGCAGCATCGACATCGATGCTGAGAAACTCGATTATGCTGGTGAATTCTTGGAATACGCAGAGCCACCTATCACCTCCAGTTCGAACGTCAAAGGAGCTGATATCAACAAACACAAATCGTGGCCAGGGGGAAGGTACACCGAGATCCCCCACCAAAAATGAGGCTCAGCACTGTGTCCGAGATATCAACAGTCGCCCCTGTTCTCTAGGGCTTGAGTGCCTAGCAAAAAATGATTTACCTCTCGACCATTTGCACACCATGTGCGAGAAAAACAAACCACATCATGACCATGAACAATGACACCGACCTGAAGCGTTCCAAGATGATTTGCGATACGATCGTCTGTGCTTTTTTCTGTTGTAGGTATGGCAATCACCAGGATTTGAGTGATCGGATTGATGATCTTGTCAGAATAGGCATGACCGTGGCTGAGATCGAGGAGGCAACCATCATCAGTCGCCGCCCAACCAACCACTCCCTCTTTACTACCAGGGATCTGCTGTTCGCAACTGCCGAGGAACAACATGTGACAGACTTCCATTTTACCTGTAAGTTTGGCGAAGTTGTTAATCCAATCTATTGGGAGGAAGGTTCTCATGGTCTTTACACAGATATCAATGGAAAGGAGGGCATCTATGTCCTCACATGCGTTCATCGGACCGATATCAGTCAGGAGACCCGTGATGGCCAGTTCAAGTGTGTTCATGTCTTGGAACAAAAAGGGTTCGACATGATGAAACGCAATCGATGGGACCAGAATCTGCCACACCGGACCCTGCGAAAAGAGGTTGTGCAACACTATATTGAGAATCACGATGTTGGTGTTAATGAGTGTATTGATTACGATGATGAGACGAATGCGACGTGGACAATGTTACGATCCACTATGTATCAGATCGACCAATACAGCATTGAGTGCGCCAAATATCTCATTGAAAACGGAGCTGATATTCACCACAATGATATGTGCGACTTTCCCGAGACGATGATTGGCACGTTGTTCGATGAGTGTTTCCAATTTACACCGATGCACTTGGATTTTTTCAGATACTTGGTTGCAAATGGCATCAAACTGAAGACGCTGAACATACTCAATGTGCTGGCCTGTGCCAGGACCTGCACCGGGTCCAAAATAGACACTGCTGAACAGAAAGAGGTTTTCCGTGATATTTTTAAAATCATGGAGGAGAATGGCTGCAATGTTTTCATGAAGGACACTGATGGTTGCCCGCGCGTATTTGACAATACCGACTTTATCTATACTACAACTGATGAGTTCAAAATTGTATGGGACCTGTATATGAATGGAACCAATCGGTCTCAAGCCAAACAACAAGTCCAGAACACCATATTCATGTTGAGCGATCAGGTTCAGATCAATTGCATCCTGGATAGCTATGTTGAAAAATTCGCAGACAGGGCTCGGGAAGAGGAGCGAGCCGGTAGAAGCGCTCTTCTCACCAAGGGTCTTCCTGTGGAGATTGTTGACAAGATCCTGGACAGCATGTATGTGCCGGGAGAAGTCCCCTTCATGATGGAGATCGAGGATTCGATCACAATGCGAGATCGCAATCTCTACTACAATTGGTTGCACATTCTGTTCCGATCGTGTCTGACTGAGCGCGAAAAGACTGTAACTGCAAAGTATCTGATGAAACTCCTTTCCAATGAACTGGCTCTGATGAAATCGGATGAGACTGGTGACACTCTCGAACAGGAGCGTATATTGGTTGATATGGTTGCCAATATTGCATCAATTCAGCCAAGTGTTGTGTCAGGAGAGCACAGGGCGTTCATCTGGACAAAGTGCATTCCGTCTACAATCAGAACACAGGAACTGTGCAGCTTTTCTATGTTCATTGATGCGGTCTCCCAACAGTGCAGGCAGTTCCATCGGACCCAAGGATCTTCACGGCTGAAGCACATCCATGAAGATCCGCCAAAAAAGCTGCGAGCACTCATCAAAAAGTATCAAACTCCACTGTCTTCCAACTCGACCAAGGCTGAGCGACGGGCTCATACCAGAATCTTGGATAAGTTTTTTGGCAAGGTAAAACATGCTGTTTTCATGGAGGAGTAACAGTTGGATACAATCCCTCATGAACGATACCTCATCATCGCCTTTCCTACTTTGACCAAGTGTATTACTATCAGCTAAGTCCAAGGCACTAAGGCCTCCCGAAGTCAGGGACTATTTGTTTACCTCTTAAACAGCCACATTACTGCAGCGTGCACTTTTTTCTGAGATTTTCTGACTTTGAAATTTATTTTTAATCCTCCAAAATGTTTGTGAATTTTCGCATTTCAGTTGCAGTAGTTGCGACACTATTAGCTAAGTCTAGGGTACCAGAGGCTTCCGATACAGGGACTATTGATCTGTCTGTTAAAGAGGCACCATTGCTGCAGCGTGCACTTTTTTCTGAGATTTTTGAGTTTGGAAAATTATTTTCAATCCTCCAAAATGTTTGTGAATTTTCACGTCTCAGTTAT